TACGCTCTGCGAAGCCGGCGAAAACGCCGCACCGAGTCCCTGAAGTATAATAACGTGGTAGTACAAGTTAGCACCGAAGATATTATCGACAACACCGTATCTGGTCAAGAGACCAACACGAGGCGCGAAATCATTCGGACCAATCGTACGTTGAACCATGACCGGAATGTACGGGCAGTAGATAATACCGGTATCATAGAATTCTGGACCTTTATACCCAAGAAGAGCATATTCAATGCCCTCGGAGTAAGCTCCTCTGCTAGTAGCGCCGAGGGACCCGTCACTATAGCCATTGTTTCCATATTTACCAGTGTTCTGAACTTCCGTACGAGTGTCACGATAAACGTTGAAACGTCCACCAAGATTACCTACCTTAGCAATACCAACAGGCTGAGTATTCACGTTGCCTTGGACCGGAACCCATTGGAATTCCGGAAGCATTTCGAGAATAGCGGCAACACGGGGAGTACAAACAATAAAGTTTGCAGCACCACGACGGTTACGCACAGCAATGCGGTTTGCTTCGATAATAAGTCTTTGATAGAAATCTCTGTTTCGTTCAACTAACCAGCGACCATCGGCAGAAGCAGGATGCCAGACCGAGTACCCAACCCCATAAGAGGTGTTAAGACAGGTCTGAATCATCCGAACAATCATCTCACGGTCGATTTCAGCTTGGATCTCATACGCCATAGCGTTAGTGATCTCAGCATCAACATCGATACCGTTCATGTTCTTAAGATCCTGCTCAAGTTCGACGGACCAGCGAGCGCCAAGACGTCTCGTACCAGCTTCCACGGCAGTCTTCTCAAAAGAGATATCAACTTGAGGGATGTTATTGTTGATTTCCCAGTTCTGAAGGATTTCGGCCACGCCTTGATCCTGAGCTGCGAAGTTCCAATAATCACCACCCGAGAGTCTCGAGGAGGAAGTACCGGTAAAGCGAGTATCGATGAATTGATAGCCAAGTTCTTTTGTATCTGCAGTAGGCAATGTGTTATGAGTGCCGGGAGAAGTTCTCCCGCCATCAATCTGTCCGGTCCCAAGACCTTCAGTATTGTACTTATAACGCAACGCGAACGCGAGACCAACAGGACCGCTCATCGGCTGAACGCCAACGATTTCGTTACTTATTAATTCAGGGAAAGTACGACGAATCATCGGAATAAGAATCTTCGGAAGACGAGCATCGTTGGTTGCATAACCATCATTGCTCCGGATAGTTCCGGGAGGGTTATAAACCGTACCACCAGCAGCTGATCCGAAGGCCCCTTGACCACTGTAGTTGTTCTCCATAAGGAGACCACCTTCGGGGTCACGGCACCAGCCTTCTTGGTTTTCAAGCATGATAGCAGTATTAATACGAGTGCGCTCATCTTCAATAGGAGCGATAGACTTCGAGGTGTAGTTAAGCACTGGTGCCCACTTCTCAAGAAGGGTTTTCGCTCTGTTTTGATCGATATAGTTTCTATTCATATTCGTTTTTTCTTTCACTAGATTCAGGCTTCACAAGCCTCGACAAAAGGGGTTAAAAATTATTTATTAAATGTATTTACCTAACTGCTCAAGATATCCATCAGTAGCGGCTCGTTGGGGCCGGGCTTGAGGAACTCTATTTATTTGTTCATTGATAATGAGGTCATCTATAGAGGGAGACTTAACTTTGACCTTTCTGGTCTCCATTGCTTCTTCTCTAAGGTTTTGAAGTTGCTCATTTTCTTTCTTATCATACAGCTTAAGAGTGTATTCAAAGTTTTCATTAATAAATTCAGGAGATCTGGTACCGAGAACCTTCTTGAGGTATTCCTTTTTCTTAGTAGGAAGGCCAGCGCTCTTTTGTTCGAGCAGAAGATTAGCAGCAACAACCCGGTAATGCTCGGTGAGATTCTCAATTTGCTTATTTTTCTCATCCAACCGCTCTTGAAGAGCGTCGATTTGCTGTTTACCGTCAATAACCGCGGTGCGAACAGATTCATCAAGAAGAGAACTTCCAATAGATAATTGGTTTCTCAATCCAGCAAGCACAGAGTAAGCTTTCTTGTTCTTAACTGCTTCGTTAATCGATTGCTGAGGAATTAATTCCTCCAAGTAAACCTCCAAATAATCGCTAATGTGCTTAACAACAGACTCCTTAAATGTACGAGCATCCCCATGAAGAGCATTGTTATACTTTCTGATAACTTTCTTGAGCTTGAGGGCGTTATTCCTATCAATAGCTTCAACAACCTTAACAAGCTTTCTCGTCTTATCACGATCAATAGCTTCTAAAACTTGAACTAGCTTATCGGAATATTCTTGGTCTTGTAATTCTAAAGCAGCTTGCTCTCTAAGAACGGCTCTCTTCTCGACTTCTTCATTAAAAGCGGATTCGATAATTTGAAGAGATTTTTCATTGAGAAGCCCGTTTGTAGCTTCTCTAAGAACAGTTGCTATATTACTGTCGGAGGTTGTTTTCTGTTGCTTACTCATGGGTTAAAAATTTTATGTTGTTTAGCAGTTTTAATGCGGTCTTTAATTTTTAATTCTACCGCTTTCTCTAAAAAAAGGTTAGCGAATTTGTAGTCCTCTGCTATAATGGACGCTACAAATCCCTTTATACATTTTTTTTGAATATGCTTATTCATTTTATAATAAATATATTTAATCAACTTAGTAGATATTTCTTAAAAATTTGATAATTTGTTCCGTTAAATATTGCTCTTTTTCTTTAGAAGGCAGGTTTACAAAAGATTTTTCAAATGTTTCGTAGTTTTCTTGAAAATGCCCATCGTCTTTCAATACCCATTCTTTAGATTCAAGAATGCCATTTACAAATGCTTCGCTAAAAGAAGGGTCAGCAACGCAGTCAATAGCGACGAGTCTCATATTTTGGACTTCATTATAGGAAGTCTTTTCAGTGAGTTGACCAAGAGCACGAGAAGACATACCAACCGTTACTCCATCATTGACGAGAGAATGAACAATTTTGCCGCAGGGAGTAGTTAAGACTTTAGACCTACCTACGAATACGTATCTATCACCTTCCTTTTCTTCTTTAAGGAATTCGACTAAATGACATGCTCTTTCGAGGTCTACATCAGCAGATGAAGGGTGGTTAAGCTCGCCCATGGCTCTCTTTTTACCAATCATTTCCTTGGTATATCTATCCACCTCGGATCGCATTTCCTCAATAGGATAGCGTCTCTTGTTTCTATTTACTGCTTCGGCTAGCATGTAAGGTCCTTGAATATATAGAGACCTTGGCTGATTGCGATCCTTCTCTTCAAAGATATATTCGAATTCATCAAGAGATGAAGCAGCCTCGTCAGTAATTAGTCGGAATCCCATATATGTATTTATATGTACTTAGCTAAAAAAGGTAGAAATATTAACTTTTTTTTATATATTTATTATTATCCGTATAAATCTTTTTGAATTTCTCTCTCAACATCTCGCGCATTTATTTTATCGAGCTTATCAAATTGCTCGAGAGAGAGTGGCGCAAAAGCCCATGTAATGCCTTTAGCTGCTTTTAATACATCCTCTCTACTCACTTCTGAACGCTCTTCTCGCGCGCCTTTGATATGAGATTCGACTGCTTTATATGATACGCCGAAGATTCCTCCATTATCATGCCAGGCGTTTAAAGATAATGTTACAGCGATTATTTTATCTTTTAACGTTTGAGCATTTTGTAATTTTTTATATGAGGATAAAATAGAGACCCACGGCGTTCCCCACATTTCGCTGCCTTTATCTTTTGAATAAAATTTGTCTAAATCATAGTTATCATCCGTTATTCCGTAATTATGTGTTATAAAATCGAAGACTTTTTTAACATTATCTTTGCTCTGGTATAATATTCTGGACTCTAATACTCCGAGCATCCATTCCCGTATCCAATCAAATAGAGAATTAATTTCATAAACTGAGAAATCTAATAGCTGTTCAGCATTTTCTTTTTTTTCTACCGGGGCCATATTTATTTCTTTTTTTAATAAATGGATTTTAAATTCCAGTTGATGAAATCTATACAGTTTGCTAAAAGCAATGCCGCTTTTAGAGGTCATATGCTTGATTAATTTTTCAGCGTGAATTTTATCTTGAAAATCGAACCCGCCGCCGCGACTGTTATACGTAAAAGGCTTACTCTCTTTTGCTAATCTTTCAACCTCAAGTCTCCAAGCTTTAATATCGCTTATATCATTTTCGCTTGATTCGTTTATTACCCGGTAGAGATAAAAATTATTAAACGTTAACATTTTATATATTTAGTTCTTTTTCTGTTAGAATAACAAACTCGGCTCCGTGTCTTTTAGACCATTCCTCTGCGGCTGCCCATTTTGCTTGATTTTGATTGAACATAGCTTGCTCGTAAAGTAGATTATTTTTATTACGATATCGCTTTGGATCAGGCGGGCTTGTATGTTTCTTGGGCTTTATTTCTATTAAATATCTTTTTATCTTATCCCCTTCTTTGAGAATAATAAAGTTATCTACAAAATAGCGAGAAGGTTTATTATTATTAGGATTTACATATGGTATAATAATATTTTCGCTTCCCCATTTTACTACATTAGGATTTTCATCGCACCATCTAAAAAACTTTAACTCATACGAAGACCTATAAACAGCAGCCGTTCCCTCGAACTTGAGACTATTTTTAGGCTTAAAAACACCTTGTTTATAAGGCTTCATTTCAATTTAATTCCTTACGAATTTCCTGCTCTACTTTCCGCGGATCAATTTTATCTAGTTTATCAAACTGAGCCATTGAAAGAGGTGCGAACGACCATACATCCTCCCCGCCGAATTTTTCCGCATCTTGAGATGTTATGCCGAAGATGCCACCGTTATCGTGCCACGCATTTAATGCCAATGTAATTGCGATTACCTTATCTTTTAAAGACGATGCTGACTTTAATCTTATATAGGACTCCACTATAGACTCCCAGGGAATACCCATTTCTTTGCCTCCAATACCTGACCCGACACGTCGTTCTCTCTCAGGTATTGTAGCCTTTTGTTGGAGCTCATTCCACCGATTCAAATATCTCGGATTTTTATCCGTATCATAATATATCCTAGTCTCAAGTATCCCTAACATCCACTCTTTTAGCCATTCGTATAAATTATTAAGTTCGTATGTAGTAAAGTCTATCAAATTACCGGTATTACCATTCTGCTTGAGTAAATGAAGTTTATATTCTAAAAAATGAAATCTATATAACTTACCGTAAGCAATATCAGATTGAGACATTACATGTTCTCGTAATGCGCCACTCTCATCTCCCATACCTGATAACACCTTAACTTTATCTCGCCATTTTTTAATAAAGTTTAAAGCTGAATCATTCGCCTCGCTTTCTGAAACCAGCTGTAAAGCATATTGTTTAAAAAATTCTTTGAATGTTTTCATATTTTATCCGACAAAGAACATCGCCGGGTCAGAATCGCCCATTCCTGGTGTTGTTTTTTCGTAAAGCATTGTTTCAAGTCTTTCCTTCTCCGCAGTGCCTTGAGTCATTAAATCTGTAGCATTAAAGGCCTGCCCGCCAAACAGAGTAAGATTGCCATATTTCCCTCTTACTTGAGCGAGAGTAATCTTACAAAGTGCGAGAGTGTATTGATATACCCAATGCTCTTTAATAACATCTCTGATAGGTCTTTCCACATAACACGATAAGACTCCATAAAATCTTGAGTTCGGAGTAGGCTCAGGATACATTTGTAGCATCTGAGTGCGGTCATTAAAGGTGTAGGTCCGACGAGTAGCGAGAAGTTTCTCTCTCATCTCGAGCCATTCTTTTAGAGTATACCAAGATACCAAGTCAAATCCATAGTTGCCCATAGCATATGAGAAATATGTTTGCTGCGCTAAGGTTTGCTCTATGGTAAACAGAGTGTTAATACCGGTAGAAGACCCTTCTTCAAAATCACTTACGGCTATTACTTTGCGATAATCTAATAAGTCGTAATCAAACATATTATTTACCTTATAACTATCGTCTCTTGTTTTGGTCTCGCCTCGAAGAGTTGGCTCATTGATGAACGATTCCATAAACAATGAACTTACCGCTATAGCGCTCAATGTATTGCTTGCTCGAAATGACGTTAAGATGTCTGTGTATGTAGACTTATCAAATATTTGATTTTGGAATATCCCATTTTCAAATACAGAACTTAAATTTGCGAGAGATGTAAACCTGCTACTCGCTATTGCAGAAGTAGCAATATACATTGTCTTTGGCTCCGTAATGTAAAACGCTGCTTCAGGAGATTGTATTGTGTGATCGGCCTTTTGCTCAAGAGTTAAGGTCGGATTAGATAGAGTAAAGAGATAATCTAATCGTAAACCTTTATTCTTCTCGTAAAGATTAGAATCAAAAACTAAATATTCTGAAGTGTATCCTGCAAATTTAGTAAACATCTCTATTGCTATAGAGATGTTTTCAAATATCTGATCTTGGTGTAGCTCTACCTGTATTAGAGGTGCTCCCAGGGCTCTAACTACCCGATCCCCTAATCTATTGAAGGTGTTAATCCTACTGTTTAGATTGGTCGTCTGGAACGCGGAAATCGGGGTAATATTACAGGCCATAAATATATTTAGGCCTTTGGGTTATCTATGCTGATACTTCGGTGGCTGGAGGAGCGCCTTCAACGGGAGCCTCGGCCGTCTCGGCTGGAACTGGCTCTTCTAGACCAGTAGCGGCAGGTCCGCCGCTAAATGCTGGAGGCGCTCCTGCACCAAGATCCATTGCCCCTCCCATGTCGCCGCCCATATCCCCGCCAGCTGCCACTGCAGTTGCTTCAGCGCTCGCAGCGACCTGTTCACGCCAGTTCGGTCCCATATTAGTAATTTGAGTAAGTTCCCATTCAAGTTCCTTATCCACCCGAAGATACTGCCTATTTGCCAATATAGCATGGTCATCCCATCCAAGATATTTCTTCTGACAGTATGTTTTTGATATAAGATCGTTCGTCGAGAGATTAGTATAATTATCAAGTTTAAGCCCTAATTTTTGAGCCTCTCTCAATTCATAATAGTTGGAAGGAGGGTTAAAATCGAAAGCTAAATCTGTTTCTTTAATTTCTAAACTTTCCCAAAGTTTAGTCATTTTGAGATGAGTAATAAATCCTTGCTTTAAGCTAGTCGCGAAATGTTGCTGCATTCTTACGATAAATTTCGCAAACTTAAGTTCCTCACGAAGCATTGATTTTGGATCTTGTAGCGCCGACTCTTCACTCAATCTATTGACTGGCACTTTTAAAGCCTTATAAAGCTTCTTAACAAAATACATTAAGTCCGTTAATTCGCCAAGATTAGCACCGCCTTGAAGCTGATCTACTGTAGTTCCTGCTTGACCGCTTCTTTTAGCAAACCAGAACGCATCAAGCATTGATTGAGGGTTAAACTTATTAACAATATCCCCTTGGCTAGCATCAAATGTTTTCGTGGACCAGTACTGCGACATTAACTTGCGAAGGTATTGCTCGGCCTTAGGAGGAGCCATATTACCTACATCAACATTGAATACGAGCCTCTCTGGCGCTCTAACCATTCTGTAAATAAGAATAGCGTCCTCAACTAGAGATAACTGTCTATATGCGCGACGAGCATTTTCAATAAATGGCAGTCTAACATTTTTAGTTTCGTTCCATATACCGCTATCAAAATAAACTACCTGGTTTTCATTGAGAGGTATATAATCAAAGTTATCCTCGGCTTTATTAGGCTTGTTAGGATCGAGAATCGGCTTTCTATATAGATATCCTTTAATTAAAAGGTTCTGTATATTGTTATAGATCGGGTCTATTAACTCCGTAGGAACTCTCACCACACCTAATACACCCTTATCGGCGTGTTTAGAATGTATAATATGCTCGAAATAAACCTCGCCTTCAATAAGAATATCTCTAAAATATCCCCACCCTTTTCTTTCGAGTTCGAAGTAGTTTATATATTTTTTATACTCTTCAATAAGTTGCTGCTTATCATCAAACGAAAGTTCTTCTTCGAAGGCTTTATCAAAACTTATTTTTACTATATCTCCGTTATCATCCTTATTGATAATCTCGTCGCATATTTCATCAAGAGCATCGGCAATTTCGGCGAACGCGGCCATTACCCTATAGTCATTTATTCTGGCATGCTTGTTCTTCTGAACGTTAGCATACATCATCTCGCTGAACTTACCAGCAGCATCGACCATCCCGACGCCCTCGTTATTAAATTCGTTAGACTGAGATATAGAATATTTGGCAAGAACTTCTGGTCTTCTTACACCTTTATTTTCAAAATGCTTAAACTTAGGGTTAGATTCGTGGGCTGTATCTATTGCCTCAAATCCCGAGTAGGGCAGTTTCGAAGCCACATAATTCATTAGGTTGCGACCAAATGTTGACTGCTTGCCCTCTCCTGTAAAGTTTTTTGCCATCTATATCTTGTATTTAATAAAAATAATGTAAATTACAATGCTCTATTTATAGAATAAAGTTTCCAGACATAGCGCTATATGTAGTATCCCAACCAACTATAGTATCAATGATAATATTATATTTACCGCTACCTGTTAGCGTCGGTAGTGTAATTTCCATAATATTTTCTGTTATAACCCTATACGTATTTTCCGGAATAATAGACGCTGTAAATGAAGGGTAGTATGTAAATTTAGCAGCAGTTAAATTATTATATATAGAGCTACTGCCACTTACATATACATTTCTCGTATGATTAAATCGCTTACCATATATTACAATATTGCCGGGATTAATAATATTATAATTAGTATCAATTAGGGGGAACGAGCCGCGACCACTACCAGACGGGGCAAAGAATACATTTGTAATAGTAGGCGAGCCCGATATACTTACGGTATCTACTTCGGTTATTTTTATCTGACCTTCACTATACGAATAATCTGCTCCTGAGAGAGTAGCATAATCATCATACGTAATGAAGTTCCCAGCGGAAAGGATTCTAGTATTATAAAAGTTAGCGTCAATAAAGAAGATATTGTTAATTGGATCAACTATATCTTTAAATAACCAGCCCTCTATAGTAAAAGTAGCATCCGCTGTGATGACAGACCTCGCTGAATGGTTGATATCGACTGGATATCCGAGAGATATATTACCGTCCCACTCTACTTTAGAGTTGAGAGGCATTGAAGCTGGAAGACCAAATTCTTCGGGAACCTTCCAGGAAATTATAATATAAGGATTGGCGTAAGCGGCAAAATTTGAAATTAGCTGGTCAATATCAGTTTGATATGTAGCGAGTAAAGATAATTTTACCTTTATATCTACTGGAACTACCGGGGGTATTTTTACTGTTGTTTTTGAGAAGCGATCCTGCCTTCTCGCGGGATATGTAAATCCCTCAATTTTATTAAACGCTCTATTGTTATTTCGCGAAACGCTTTCGATAACTACAGACGCGATAGGCAGTTTTAAATTTTGCGCTCTATTTTCAATGTCATGTAAGACTCTCGCCTTAGGCTGATAAACATACGCGACTTCTATTCTATCTTTTTCTTCTCTATTGCGATTAAAACGCCCAATAACAACATCATCAAATGCGGCTATAAATTGCCCCACTAAATCATGTATCTCCCAGCTGAACGCTCTGCTCTTCACATTATTATTTATCTACTGTACCCTGTCTACAAAGAATTTCGGCAATTTAGTCTTGCTCCTTTGTATGACATTAGATGCTCCCCCATCGAGAATGTATGTAATACACCAATCATCCTGACTTCTCACCCCGCGGCCGCATGCTTGAACGAGATTGGAAAGCATCTTATTTGTATACCAATTCGAATCTTCTTCAAACAACGTTTTTATTCGTTCATCTCCTAAAGGCATATATGGTAATTTTACAATAATTTGAAATCTTGCTAAATCATCCTTTAGGTCTACCCCATGAGTAATGGAAGGACTTACAAGAACGCTCGGATAATCCGCTACAATATGCTCTTGTATTAGCTTTTCGTTATTTACCTCCTCATACCTATACTGAAATCTATTACCAGATAGTTTATTTTTTAAAAACTCCGTAATATAACTAGTATGGGTATGGATTACTCCCTTCTCGTCTCCGTGTTCATCGCATATTTGTTGAATTAGGTTCGCTACTTTAGGTAAGTTTTCTTGAAGACTCTTATAATTGAGCTTGTATTTTGATGAGATATAGATTGGAGATTTATCAGCGCTAAACGGAGATTTTGTTTCTATAAATTTATATTTTTCAATACCCAGGGTCTTCGCGAAGTCTTGAGGATCAATAATAGTAGCGGACATTAAAAGTATCTTCTTACCATATTTAAATATCTTCGAGGACAGCGTTGATATATAAAGCGGCGTCACAGTAATATTATCATCCTTTTTAGTAATTACATACTTACAAGTATTCCACGATTCGATAATGAGTTTAACTTTATCATTTAATCTGGTTAGTGCTTTATATTTGGTAACATCCTTTTCAGTCTTCTTGTTCGAAGAGATAGTGTTTTTTAATTCAACAACCAAATCAGACATTAAAGAATCTAAATCGGTAAGCCATTTAAAGAAAGTATTATAGTTAGTCACATTAGGAAGTTTTGTTTTTATGTCAAGAAACTTTAAAGTTCTACTCGTAATCGATAGGGTAAAATGCTTTACCAATTGGTCTTCAATTTCGCTAGCCTCGTCGCAAATCAGATACTCTTTCTGCTTGAGACCAGAAGGAAGAGCAAAGAACATATCATAACTATAGGCAGAGAATTTATTAGTAAGAGCCTTATTGCGTTGCTCATAATAAGGGCACTTGTGTTGCGACCAACACTCCTTCTTTAACTTAGGCAAATATAAACAAGGAGCTACCTCTACATCGCAGTTTGTATCTACTGCGCACATATAATTGCTTTTACCTTTTAGAGACTCGCAATCATCAAAAAGGGACGTATATTGGTCTTGAAGCGCTTTTGTAATCGTCAAAACAGCAGCGCCCTGGTCGGGCCAAACTTCTTCATAGTCCTGACGAAACGCCTTAAACGTTGTTATATCGTCTATAAAGTCTGGATCAATGTCCTTGCTAGCATTAGCAAGAGTTTTTGATAAGAATGACTTACCGGTCCCTGTCGGAGCGCTACAAATAACAAAGTCATACTCCTCAAATGCTTTTTCTATTTGCTCAATAAGTTCGATTTGAGCTGCTCGAGGCTGTATATTGGCAGGAAAATTTGATATAAGCATAATACAATATAATGTATGATTTTAAAAAATCAAATATCATATTGAATCTTAACCTTATTATCGAACATTTTATTCTTTTTAATTCTATTTAAAACCTTTAATTTATATATGAGCATCTTATTGCCCTTCGATAAGGTTTCAAGTGTGTAATCAAACTCGATTCCGTCTTCGAGAATATTTACAGCAAACGGATATGGGAGTTCATACACTTTACTCTCCCTATTATTTCCTCCAGAAATTGTAAACGTAGTATAGAAGTCTTTTATATTGAAAATAACTAATCTACCACTACGCACTACTTTATTGTTAATGATAAACTTTACATTACGTTGAAGTAAATGTGAAATCTTCTTTTCTATTGCTTCCCTGTTTATCATGTGTTCATATAAAGGACTTTTTGTGCTGGAGACATTACGAAAAATTTCTCGTTAAATACTTTCCAGAACTCGTCATTCGCAGGATATTTATTAAGCAGTTCGCAATCATCCATGGATACTGCTCTAAATTCTTGCATTAAAATATCCCACGTCATTACGATATTTTTACCCGCTGGGCTGAATTTTAATCCCTGCTTGGGAGGCGTAAAGTTTAAAGTAACCCTGCCATTGACGCTCTGTAATATAGCATCGCTATTGGTACAGAGCATAGTTCGGTAGGGCGCTCGAGTCGGGTCATTGACCCTTCTCCTAAATCTTATCTCGGCAACATTTTCGAGTAAAAGATTCTGTAATTGCGCCCTACCGACTTTCATATTACTCAGACTCAGACTCTACACACACTCCGAAAATTCTCGATTCATTGAGAAAGACTCCGTGTTTGATTTTGCCTTTACCGTCAATCTCGAGGTTCTCAATAGCAACTCCGTAGTTATTTGGGAATAAAACTATTTCATCTTCTTTACTCCATTTAGCATCGACCCCAGCAATTATTACCCGGGCCTTTCTCCACGCCTGAGTGCGGACATGGAGAGGCACAAAAATACCATTTCGTAAAATAGATTCACCATCTTCTGACATGTCAATAAATTCGCAGAATAAAACGTCTCCATGAAGTCGTGTTAATTTAAAATTATCAACATCCATGTCGACGACGGCATCGGCGGAAAGTTGTATTAGCCCTCGTTCGGGTAGAAGTTTATCAATATCGGCTCGCATATATTATATATAATAAATAAAAACTTTATTTCAACTGTCGAAGAGGTCTTTGTAGAGTTTTAACTCTCTTACACTTATCTCTTTATTTTTTGCTATGATATCTAGATTGTCTTCTTTAATCTCTTCTTTAGTTGCTTTATTCTTTTTAATATATTGAATTTTTTTAAAGCGGATTTTAGGAAAGAGATAATAATACCAATTATATTGCTGCTCTTTTGTATTGAATAGACTGCCATACCGGTTAGAGGTATTATTAATAACCTCTAACATTTCATCCGAATACATCGAAACCCACCTATTAATCATATACGGTGAAAATTGTGTCTCATTATCTAAATTAATATCGATTTTTTTCTTAGAGAAAAATAGCGAATTGATAATATTAAAAATTGTCATTCTATAAATTTATTTGGATAACTAATATATTTTTCTTTGCTGCAAAAGCGGCATCTCAATAATGAGTATCCTCTATTACTAGAGCGCTTACGCCAATTATGGTAGCCGAAAGAGCACCATATTTTAGAAATCCACCTTCGAAGACGCAATAAAAATCTCATCGTTTATAGAGTAAAAAATTTGAATGACATCATTCATAAATTTAGTGCAATCTTCATCACTAAGATTTGTTGAATATGCGAACGGAGGCGCTTTTCTTCCAGCCGATACATTGATACCCGTGTGGCCAATAGCGACATTATCTTTCGCATAGGTTATAGAAACACTACATTTACCCTTATCGCGAAGTTGATTATCGCTGCCGGTAAAATCGTCTATAACCATTAAATCATCCCCCCTCACTTCGATAGGCTTCTTTAAATAGTTAAGAGACAGAACATTAGCGATTTGAGTATTAAGCAATCGCTGAAACGCTACCGCGCCCTTCGGACAAAGGTTAGGGATTTCCCAGCAAAAGTTAATAGCATCATCGCTAACAATTGTATCATTCTGCAAAACATCCTCCTGGTCAATCATATTGTCAATAGAAACATCCATAGGCGCTCTAAATGCGACAATATTACCAATAGGTAGGGTATGGTTTCGGAAGTATTTATATGCAAATCTTTTATGGATTAACGCACCGTCGTAGAGTTTTATATCTTTAATAATCATAGTTGTTCTTTAATCCAACTATAAGTTATACCTATACCTTTTTCAAGCGAAAAGTTCGGGGACCATCCTAATTTTTCTTTTATTAGCTTGTTACAAGAGTTGCGACCAGGTACTCCTCGAGGGGCGTCGAGTTTATATTTTCTTGTAAGTTTTTTACCCTCTACTTTTTCAGCTAGGGCAACCAATTCATTTATAGTTACCATTTCATCCGAACCAATATTTACAGGGCCAGTAAACTCAGAATTCATTAGACGCCTAATACCCTCGATACATTCATCAATATATAAAAATGACCTTGTTTGGTTACCATCGCCCCAAATTTCAATGTCCCCATTTGATTGAATAACCTTTCTACAAATTGCCGCGGGAGCTTTTTCTTTTCCCCCATCATAAGTTCCTAATGGACCATATATGTTATGGAACCTTGCAATCCGAACATTGAGCCCGTAATTCCTCGCATACGCCAGATATAGTCGTTCACTAAAGAGCTTTTCCCATCCATACTCTGAATCCGGATTTGCGGGGTATGCCGAGGATTCTTCGCAGTTAGGATTAGAGGGATCGAGTTGATTATGTTCCGGATACATACAAGCACTTGAGGAGTAAAACACTTTCTTAACCCCTTTTAATGCTGCTTGATTTGCTACGTTTAAATTTATAGTTGCAGAATTATGCATTACGTTGGCATCGTTCTCGCCGGAGAAAATATAACCTGCTCCCCCCATGTCTGCAGCAAGTTGATAAACTTCGTCAAAAGAATTCTCCGGATCGTTAATATGTGCCTGATTAGGGCCGACTATAACTCGGCTAACATTGGACACTTTACGTAAATCTGCTTCATCGCCCCATACGCAATCATCTGTTATCGATTCTTGATATTGAGGCTTTTTAATATCGACTGCGCGAACCCAATAGCCTTCTCTTTTTAATCTATTTACAAGATGATTGCCAATGAACCCACCGGCCCCTAAAACTAGCGCTGTCTTCTGCTTCATAAATAAATATACACGATATAAATGATAAATCAACACTTATCTACCATGGTGTAACAGCTGTCCCCACGACTCTTTTCTATAATCATTACCATACTGAGTAATATCGTATATGGGCGCCAAATTATTCTGTTTACAAAGCAAGCTAAGTACCGATTGATCGTGTCTATGATCTACAAACATTGGATAATTAGGTTTGCCCATTACGTTTTCTTTATCGGTAAGAATTCTTTCGTCTTCGCAGAAAGTTAGCCATTTTTTTACTATATTAACAGTGCTAGGAGTTTTACGAAAAAATATATAACTAGCCCCTAATTGGCCTGGTATAGGCTCGCTCCACATAGTATCATTATCACTATCAGTCAAAATTAGAGCATCTCTCTTACATACCTCTCGTTCATCACTCATACCATCATTTATTATAAAGGTAATAATATGTCTGTTAAATGCTAAAGCTAATACCTCGCTCAAATCATTAATTTGACTTATACAAGAATCACAATACATTAAAATATCATTTTCCTCCATAGTAGATAATATTCTATCAATAAGATAAGGCTTCCATAGCCAATAACCCGCCCCTCTTTTTTGCGAAAAAATGTTAATATGCTTTTGATAATAGCCCTCCTTTATAGATTTTTCATCTAAAAGAAAATAAGAATCAAAATTATTAAAATGTAAAAAACTTTTAGCACACATATCACGGAGATTGCCGTGACAAGTGTGCGAGGTACCATAGCTCATAAAATATTTTTTCATACTAAAGATAATATATATTTTTTTTATGGCAACTTTTTTTAATTCGATCTCATATAAAACGCATCTCCCCAAGTACCTCCAGCCCAATCAATCTCCTTGCATTCAAACCCTTGCGATCTTAAAAATTCATCAAGCTCATCATAAAGTACACCTGTTTCATATAGTTCTTGATTGTTAACTTCAATTATTATATATTTTATATTTTTGAGCGTATTAATACCTCCCCTCAGTACTCTATCTTCGAATCCCTGTACATCGATATTTAAAAAATTATATGTACTATCTAATTGATAACTATCAAGAGTTTTGACCTGAACTTCAATCTCCTCTTCAAATGTTATATGCGGATATTGTATAATATGAACCTTTGGTTTTAGTAGAGAATTAGACATTTTAGACGCGCAGTCTACATGCATCGTCATAACACTCTCAGTATCTCCTAATGCAACGTTATGTGGGTAAACCTTGGAGTATTTAGCAGCGGCTTTAAGAAGTTGCTCGTATGACTCCGGGGTAGGTTCAAATATTTGAATACAACATTCTTTATTTATTTCTTTATATAATTCTATCTCTGTACCAACATGTCCCCCTACATGTATAATATTTTCAAGCTTTATATTATATTTTTCAATAATGCTATGTAAATTGAAAATCATTTTTTTGCGCAAATATTTAGGCTCATGAGTCTACCTGTTTCTTTTTCAAGATGTGGTAAATATGATTGACTAAAATCATCTATGCTTGAGTGCTCTGTGTCTCTCCAGTCATAACGTTCTACAAAAGAAAACCCTACATCTAAGAGGTCTTTTTTAAGATGTTCAAAATCCCAACACCAATAATGAAAATTTTCATTATAGTCCTGCCCGCCGTACATCAGGCCTCGTATAGCATTTAAATTTCCGGTCTCAATATAATATTCCACTATTGCTTTAAAATCTGGCACTGCAACTCTGAGAATGCCGCCGTGCGCGAGAATTTCATACCATCTTTTAAGAGCATCTTTATAATCCCAACGAGAAAAATGCTCAAGAACATGAGATGCATATATAGTACTTACAGAGGAGAGTTTATAGCTTCTGAGATATTTAATGTTGTCGACAGCATCGACGCCTGGAATGTACCTAACATCAATATTAGTATAGCCATCAATGTGCTTATTGCCACAGCCTAAATGTAATTTTATGTTATTCATTATTAAGAAAATGTTGATTAGGAATAGACATAGCAATATCTTGTGGCGACCAAACTGTTGTATTTTTATGATAATTAAACCAATACATTGGAGATATAATTGTTGGAGAATTTCTATTAAGCCATGCTCCCCACCATGAAAAACTAGATGCGGCAGTGATACAATGGTGGGCATTCTTCATAATACTTAAATCTAGAAGTTTATCTTCCACATCAAAGGGCGATACCTTAATATCAAACCCTTCATTAATTAATATATTAGCCCTATCGCTATTCTTATTATCCGATATGAATGCAATGCCAACATCCTCTTTGCTTAAGTTGTTTATTTCTAAAATTTTATCAACAGCTCTCTTAAAATACCAATCATTAGGAATTGGAAACCCGTCTCCCGCTAAATAATCCCCCTCTCTGCTGTGTGCGCAAATAACCGCTTTTTTATTAAAGCTTTTTAAGAAGTTAATAGCTCTCTCATCAATAGTTTTATCTTTAAAGGTAAAAAAATTGAGAATATCGTCTCTGCAATCAATAAAATATTTATCTGTTTGAAAATATCCTTCTAGCAGAGTATTATCAGCGACATTAAAAATTTCTGGATTAAACGTTTGTTCTGCACAGCTAGAATCCATAAAACAATGATGACAAACATTTGAAGTTTGAGTTTTAGGTGGTAGATTAAAAATTTCTATTCCATTCCCGCTCGGTGTACTATCATTACTAGCTCCGCCCCAGTCTGAATTAAACAATTCAAACCCCGTCTTTTTGCTTACAGCATACGATACAGCCCACTGAAACATATTATTTCCAAAATTCGACATCCATGTATTACTAATCATAAATATATTTTAAAGACTATATTATTTTAACAACAGGCATTGGCAGAATAAACTTTCCTGTATATTGTTTATTGTTTTTAATAATTGAGTCTGCCATATTCCATACAGAAATTATACAATAATCTGTTGGATTTGCATAAAAATAATCTCTATTAACAATCTTAATTTTTGCGCCAGGCGAAAATCTTCCCTGTTTGAGCGATGCATCATCAACAACATACTCAATTATATCATCATTGAGATTAAAAAATTTACTAAACAAAGCAAATTTTGCCGGGCAACCATAACAGCTAATAGTCTTGCCTTGCTGCTTGAGAGATTTAATAAGACTTACAAACTCTGTGTGAAGCTCTGAGAGCTTATTAACAAATTTGGTATAAGTGCTCATCTCATGCAGATTGAAGCTATTTTCTGCTTCTATAGCCGCGTCCACCGCTTTACTACTATCAAATTTACCGGTCAGCTGCTTTTGTGCAAAAATTCTAAAAGAACCTCCCTGAGTATCTACCATCTCAATATCAAAAATTTTGAGCTTATATTTGGCTAAGTATTTGATGAGTGGTATTATGCTAAAATACTGCAAATGTTCATGATATACCTGATCAAAGTATAACCCTTTGATAGTATCGAGCAGATAAGCGTTTTCAAACACCAAAATGCCTTCGCTACTCAAGCAACTTTCAATGCCCTCCATGATGCTGTCGAGTTGATCTACATGCGCTAATACATTATTTGCACATATAACATCTATACACCCATGATTTTTAACAATTTTATCAGCCACTGTTTTATTGAAAAAGTCATTGTAAATGATTGCACCATCTATCTTAGAAGCTCTATTTACAATGTTTGTCGCTGGATCAACCCCAATCAAGTTACTGTACCCCATACACTTAATCGCGTTTAATAGAACACCATCATTGCATCCAATTTCAAGTATTTTAGGATTGGTATAATTTATAAATTTTTGCGCAATTGAATATGCATAATTTTTAAAATGGGTTAAGAGTGATGGTGAATCAGAGCTGGAATAAAGATAATTTTCAAATAAATATTTAGGATCAATTGTTTCTTTCAGCTGAATATGAAAACATTCATTACATCTTACAACAGTTAGTGGGTATGTAGCTTGTGTCTCTTCTTTTGAGAGTGGAAAGGAGTTAGCAAGCGCGCATTCTCCAAATGAAACCACATTCTGTATATTAGGAGATTTGCATAGTCTGCAGCATTTAATATTCTCAATCATAACTAACTTTGTTGCTTCTTCCTGACATTATATAGTCGGCTTGCGGATTTTTTAAACTATCAATTATGGCTTTAATGCTGCCCCTAAAATTAAAATTAAATGTATTGCAAAATTTTTCATTTGATGCAGAAAAACTATATATACTGTTTCCTCCAGAATTTTCGTACACCAGCTCGCAGCCCAGCTCGTCTGCTGTTTTAATGGCAATATCGCCAATAGTACTGTTGAAAGAAACTAGATTATATACACCTCTCTTTTGTGAATTACCTTTTGTGATAATAGTCTCAACTGCTGCAGATAAATCGCTAATATCTAAGATAGGCCTATAATTAGACTGGTTCATGCAAAATATTTTGTTGGAATCTTTAAATGATCTGTACATGGCATTTATCATGATATCATTTCGTATGTTTGTTGACCACCCACAAACTGTACCGAAGCGCAGGGAATAATATTCTATGTCTTTTGTTATTGCTGAGTAATAATCAATCTCTTGTTTGGAAAGATCGTAATAGTTGTGGGGCGAAAAAAAAGCATCAGACTCTAGGGAAATTCTATCATGACAACTTCCATATACACTTGAGCTGCTCGCATATATAAATTTGACCCGTTTTTGATTTAATATATTGTAAATTTTTTGCAACAATGAGCAAAAGTTTCTGACATTATTATTAAATGTAGGCATCATATTATCAATGCACATACCTACACTTGAATGACCGGCTAACAAAATAATAGCATCATAATTTAAAATAAAAGATTCGTCAATGTGCGCAAAATCTTGTTTAATATTTTTGTTGTTAGATACATTGCCAAACCATTCTAGATCGATAGTATCTATTGAATATTTTTGATGCAGATCGAAAAATAATCTGCTTCCAATATAGCCAGTACCTCCAATGATTAAGATTTTCATATATTAATAAAGTACTGTGAATAGCGGCGCATATTGTTCTGGACAGTTGACGGCATATTATCCAATGTATCGTATCCCCGAAATTTCATACCACTTGACCTCTCAATTGGATCTGACAGAGTATTAAAACGTTTTTGAATATCTTGTATTGTCATATGTACCCACTCTGTATGAGCAAAACTTTGCAATTTACTAAAAATAAACTCTGGGCCGCCTGTATATGAAAAATGCCAACCACCATCTGCAACAAATGCAATTGTATTTCGCGATCTTATTGCTGCATCGTATATGCTGCTTTTGGATTTTAGCAGTTTCCACGGACATACATATGTACCGGGCCAATCCGTACTCGCTTCACCAAATTTTGTATTGAAGTACAAATAATAGAGCTGTTGCAAAAAATGTACATCTGTATCAAGGGATTGATACAACTCGCTAATGCGGGCAGGCTTTGGGATTTCATCAACTGCACTTACCATAATAAGGTCATTGTCGGCGGCATCATTTAAACCTCGAGCAATACAGTTAAAAGCATGGGATTCATTATCCCATGAGTTATTTTGAGATTCTGCAGCAGGTACAACTATATGAATAATTTTATCTGCGAAATTATCAAAGATGTGTTTGTTTTTTGCGAAATAAAGTTCCTTATCTTTATTTTGCCATGTTTGCTCTCCTTCAACTATAACGAACTTATCTACTACACTGTTTAATTCATTAAGTCTAAGCTCTAGAAGATGCAGCTCATTAAAAAATGTAAAACAATCGTAAACTTTTCTCATAATTATTTTTTGAGGATGCAGGTCAAGCTATTAGCATCTGTATAAAGAACATTCATAAATTGGCACTCAAACGAGTCGCTATTGAGCATAATTTTAAAAATAGAGTTTAGTGTGGAATTTTCATTTTGCTTTTCGTAGTGTATGTCTTCAATTATGTAAATATCCCCAGATCTTAATTTTGGCCAAATGTGCTTGAAGGTAAATTGCTGATGCTCGTTAAAATGACTACCATCATCAATTACTACATCAAATGATTTATACTCATTAAAAATATTATCTAAAACATTTGCATCAACTTGACTGCCTTGCTTTAACACAATTGTATCTAGATCTGGCCATCCTCCACCCTCAACCCCCAACGGTCTAGATTTATCAACGTGATCGAGTGTAATATCGAGACCGACAATTGTAGCATTCTTAAAATATTCCTGCCACATGCATAATGATGCTCCTTTTGCAACTCCTATTTCAAGCAAGTTGATTGATTTATCTCTCAAATGGGAGAGAAACAAATCATACACAGGAGCATACATATGCCCCGCTCCCGGCGCTTTATCAAAAAAATTAGTACCCTTGTCGGTAAGGTATTTGTCAGCTAATTCCAGTAGGTTCATAAATTATTATAATATTGCGGCCCAGGCCTGTCTCTTCAACTACGTAGTTTGAATTTCATTTGCCTGTTATTAAAATTTTCATAACGTTTCGTTAAATGATTGCCAATCCGTATATGGGGAAAGCTGACAAGCGTTCATGTGAGTTGTACATCCTGGCATAGGTATATATAGTCTTATTTCAGAACTTATCAAGTGCCTAAAAAATGCTCTATCTTCAAGTAAGTAATGTTTTGCAGTTTTTATCAGCTGGTTGCCCCACTCCCCGCCCTTAGTTGCCCACGTACACGTTGTACTTTCCGCAGTCCTCCAGTGACATGTTTTACCAAGTACGATAGATTCTTGACGATATGTATTATCATCTGTACGCGTATATCTATCCGTGTGATCATATCCTGTAACAAGATCGAAGCTATTTACGCCTTCAGATATTAAATCGATACTATTCGGTAAATGCAGATAATCATCCTCAACAAAATATACATCTCGGTTACTAAATTCATTTAAGTAAATATCATATACATGAGAAAGACATGCCGCATTTCCGTTTGCATTTATCTGTCTTATGTTTACATGCTTAAATGATTCAATATATTCTGAAAGTTCGCCACGCGGTCCATCTAAAACTACATGCATTTCATGTTGACCGTCAAGTATATAGGACGCATGAAAGGCATCCATTATACTCTTGAAGCACTTCTGCTTGCTAAACCAAAAGGGTCTGTTGGATTTAAATGCTCCTCTCTCCAACTCATAGTTTGATGCTCTATAGAGAATAATCATGAATTAATCCTTTATTACCGTGAAATCCAAAAGTTGCTGATTTATCTATTAATGGGTCTTGAGAGAATATATCTGCAATGTACTCTGGAGCGTATTTTATACCAAATGATTCAAAATACTCCTTGTTGTTGTTGCACACATAGGCATCCTCAGGCCCTGTAAATTGCTCCGGAGCAGTTGCGCACAAATTTAGTAATTTTTTGCTTCTCAGGCTGAATCCTCCATTACCTACAGTATTAATTTTTTCTATGCCTTGCTGCTTAATGTGGGGATGTATCCACTGACATTGATGCATTAACCTGCCTCTGTTCCACTTCGCGCCGATATAATCATAGTTGTAAAATTCATCTGTCCATTTGTTTGCATTAATTACAAAACCATCCGTCTGTACAATCAAGCAAAAATCTGTATCAACTACGTCTGCGAGGCCTCTCACAACAAACTGACTATATTCTTCATAATTAAATTGCGAGATTTCAACTAGTTGATGGGTGCACGGCCTCTCTGGTTTTAATGCAGTAAAAATTTTACTCGAGCCGAACTTAATACCTTGGCAGCAAATATCGAGAGTTTTTACTGCATCATCCGAATTTACTGGCTCAATAATTATTAAAGTGACGTTGTTTAAATCAAGCATGATATATCCAAGGTTTCTTAAAAAGGTTTTTTATATGAAAAAAGTTTGCTGGATTCCACTTAGAATACATATGTAAATCGTTAGTTGTATTCACTTTTTCAATAATATAGTTGATTGATGTTTCAACAGTGTGAATTGTTTGAGCTCGCTCAATAACCTTTGACCAGTCTAGCAGGGTAAATCCAACAATATTAGACATGCAAATTTCTTGCAATCCATTTATATTGGCCTGCCTAGCAGCTTCACAAATTTGCTCATGCGGTGGCGATGCAAAATGGAAATTTTTTAACGCATATTTTGAATCGTCCGTCAACTTTAAAACATCATAAAACAGAGCATCTTCTTTTCCATCAACGTTGCGATTAAATTTAAAATGATCGCCCCAGTTGTCCCAGCGAAGATCCGCTAATTTATACTTAGCTTCCATAACTGATATATTTGGAAATAGCTTATCTGCGTCTTCAAGGGAAAATATTATATCATACTCAAAAGGCCTTTGTTCATTTATATCGCAAAAGACTATACCATCAATATAGTTTTTAATCCATAAAAATTCTGGAATAACAGGCCAAATAATTTCATACCCTTGATCTTGTATTTTTTTTGCTATCTTTTGACAGAAAAATATATCACCGATACCGGCAGGTTGCTTAATGAGAGCTCGTTTTTTCATTTTTTCGGTCCCCGATTATTTATTAGTTGAATAAAAATGGATAATTAATATACACCCAATCTTCCGGAATGCGATATTTTTCGACAATATCATAATTTCCATTTATAGCATCAAGCTTATCATTGTAGATTTTATCGCCGTTAATTTTAATATCGTCGAGTATTGCTTCTAAAGAGTTGATATCTTCAAAGAAAATAATACCATCTTTATCAAAATGATCACAAATAGATTTATCGCCCCAAAAAATGGGTATCGTCTTAGTAGCAAAACAATCTACGATTTTTTCGGTCCAATATCCTCGCTGAATGGAATTTTCAATAGTAATTGAAAATTTATATTCATCTAAAGCTTCTCGCTTATCTTCTATAGGCTTATAACCATACCCAAATACATCTAGCCCGCTATAGTTTTTTTGTATTACTTCGTGTCTAAGTTGATGCCCTATAGTAAAATTTTTGCCAGAAGCAATAATAGAGCATAAATTTGTTTTATTGGAAGAAATAGGATCTCCGTTTATCCAGCAGCGACCGTGCGGGTAATATAAAAAATTCTCCCCACGGTCAATAAGATCAGTATCAAAAGTTAAAACAAAATCAAATAATTTATTATTCTGCTCAATCCATTCGTAGCATTGTGAATGGATTGCTCTCGGCTCGAGAATCCAAGCAATTTTTCGTTGTACACCGCTAGCTTTTAATACATCCGGTAGGCACATATCTGTTATAAAACAACTCTTACTAACCGGGTTGTTATTGAATTCCCACTGTACGTATTTATTTACGCCCTTATGGCAAGATGAGGGCTCGCCACCAAAATTTTTATCTCTTATATTTACCTTTACCATTGTTTAATATACCTTTTAAGTTGTTCTTTTTCTAAAGACTCGACAAACTGTACTATAGCTTCATTATTTTTATAAAAGCTGTGATGAGATTTATTCTCTGCTAAATTACTGTGAGGTAGGTGAAACAGGTAGTCATTTGAGATATTGCTCTTTAGTACATTAACACCTAGGCGATGAGCTCTCGAAATTATTTCATTATCCTCATATCCCCACCCTTTAAAAAATGGATTAAATCCATTGATGAGGTTAAACGTTTTTCTAGTAAGTATTAAACACCCTCCGACTGCCTGAGTATTGCCTAGAATACCATATTCATTTGAATCATTAGTATTTTTTAGACCCTTTATCTTAGAGTATAAATCCTCTATATTATTGGATTTTAAAAAATCAGACTCACCATTACTATTTAGGTAAATTGCTGCCCCATTATACCCAATTAAACATTCAAGCTCGCCGCTATTATAGAGATTGTTAATATTTTCTAGTAAAAAAATAGGGTTAACAATAATATCTACATCTAAAAATACTAGTATATCTTTTTTTGTTTGTTGGGCCCCTAAATTATAACAATATGTTTTGCGGGTATAATCTTCACTGCTTATTGTAATATACTGATCCCAATCTTTATACCAATCAGGCTGTACTCCAGATGAGGATTCCTCGACACCTATAAATTCGCTCCCTTTAAAGTTAGATTTATAAAATTTAATTATAGACCTAATATTTTTTTCTCTCAGGCTATTATCAATTTTTATATGCGATATAAATGCAATTTTATCTTGAATACTCATTCAATACCATCAATACCATCCCCATACTTGTTTTTAAGCCTAGTAATAGTACCCTTGAGGCCTCCGATTGCTTGAGCATCGCGAATCTTTTGCTCTCGCAACTCATTTAATTCCTCAGAGGGCCCTCGATCGGCAACCTCTGAGCAGCCCCATTTATAGGAACTGGTCAGCAACGCTACAAACCCATCTACAATCTTTCCGGGAATTCCTCTTACGTTAAATTGCGTTTTATTATCACATGAATGTATTGTTGCGTCTACAATACCGTTTTCGTATGATTTATCAAGTTTCCAGGTCCAAGGTAGTTCTTCCATATTTTTTATTTAAGCTTCGTACAAATTCAAATCAACACTATATTTTTTAAATATATCAATTAGCCGCTCTTTTATTTTTTGCTCTGATTGATCCGGCACGAAGTTATCCCACGCAGGCCTATAACCGTGCTTCTTATAGAAATATTCCGCCCCTTTCATAATATTTTCCTTCCAATCACTTCTTGGTCTTATAGTAGATGATTCCTCACTGCATTTTATTTCATCGAGTAATTCATAACTCTTATCAATATCCGGCCACCACCAATATCCTGGTATCATATCTGCCTTAGCAACCATATATGAATGATCCACATGTTCGAAAGCATTATGATAGCCATCATCCATATAGCCAACCTTACTAATACACCGAGCAGAATAATAACAAAACGCGCCCACGCAATGAAGATTCAGAAGCACTCTTATTTCATCTGAATATTCAAATATAGAGCGCGGAAGAGGAGAGCCCTTAGATATATTTCCCTTATTTGCCGGCCCGTGATAGCCGAACATAAAATGCTGTATCCCGGTAGATCGGCTGTACTTTATATATTCTTCAAAAACATTCTTATCGCTTCCGTTATTTTTTATAATATCATCCTCAATTATAAAAATATGATCGCACCCTTTTTCATAGAGTTTTTTGATAGCGATATTTTTTGTTTTACCTACCCCTAAATTTTTCTTATTGGTAAAAACATTTTTAAAGTCTCCCTGCAACGGTTTTCCGTCATTTACAATAATGACATACGGGTCATTGAGATTGGATATATCCTCTCTAAAAGAGTCTACCGATTGCCTTAAAAAGTCTTCTCTATTACAAGTAATAAACGCGATTCCTACTTTATCTGCCATACAAATATAATAATATAGTAAGTATATATATCAACTTTTTTGTATAAATAAAATTGATGTCTACTGGTAATTTAAGACGAGCCTTGCCTGAAATAAATTCTGCAATCAGTGAAACTGATAGAATTATTGTTGAGACAGCATCAAAAGGAACCGTAACTACAGAATTTGGAAATTTAATTTTCGATAAAAGCAATTTTGAGATTGCAAATGATTTAGATGATAACATCCTACTAACTCAAGAAATCTCTGGCGATATAATTGATTATGTCGAAGATAGATTATCTACTGTTAATGTTCCGGAAATTCTTTGTTTATATTATAAGGAATATACTAATTCTACTGGATTAACTATCGGCCAGGAGGGCGTCGCTACTACAGATTTATCCTTAAATTTCTTTCAAGTTAGTACAATACAGCCGGTAGAAATAGATAATAGTATAGAAACTAGTAAGGATATGTCAATTGGCGACGGGCCAGTATCTGAAAACTATATTAATTTATCTACAGGCATTTATAAAGTAGAGTGTGTAGGGTCATTTACTCAATCTGGACCTGCCGGCAGACTCTTACCGACCGGTAAATTTACCGGTAATGGCAATAGAGGATATTTAGTTTTAGAACTTTTTAAGAATAATCTACCAACCCAGTCGCTCTTAGTTAGTACTCCTATTATCACCCACGCTCCTGAAATTACTATTACAGCCTCTCCATCGACTTGGTGTGGTACGCAGTCTGAATGGGAGACGTTTCAAGCCAATAATTATGAGATTGATTCAACCCATACAACATATATGTATGGTTATATATCATTATGCGAGCCATCAAATATAAGATTTAAAATACATACAGCAGGGTCCTATGTTGTCGGCTATACAAATCCAGATAACGACACGGATTTGCCTCCCGCTCTCTACAACCCTATACAACTCATATTTGAAAAAGTAACAAATAATCCGTTTGAGTTCGATGTAACGGGGCCGGAGAGCAAATTTATTATCGCGCCGCCTCTCACCGGGCGACCCGTTATTCCTATTTCCCCGACGATCGTCGATCCCCCTATCCTTATCAACCCTGATCCTGATATCGTAACTCCAACAAGAGCGCCAGAGCCTAGCGGGCAGAAAACATTTAGTACCCCTGGTAAATTTAAATGGAAGGTGCCTGAAAATGTAAATACAATATCCATTGTAGCGGTAGGCGGTGGCGGCGGAGGCGCCGCGACTAATGATAGGGTGCCGAATGGAGGCAATGGGGGCGATTTGAGGTGGAGAAATGACTTTAAGGTAACCCCCCGATCGATATTAACAATTGATGTAGGTGCTGGAGGAACCTCTTATAGATCGAATATCGATAATTTAGATACGGACGGTACAGATGGAGGGGACACAGAAATAACATATGCTGGCCGCACTGTATTTAGAGCATCCGGGGGCCATGGGGGCCGAGCATATAATACAACCCAGCCTCCGAACAGAGGGAGTTCAAGCACCAGATCAATACTCGTCGGCGGCGGCGACGGCGGCCGCGGCGGCACGGGAGCCACTCCTGAAGATGCAACTGCCGGCGGCGGAGGCGGCGGCGCAGGAGGGTATACGGGGGATGGTGGTCGTGGTGGTAATTTTGGAGCTAACGGCGGAGATGGCAAGGGCGGGGGTGGCGGAGGAGGCTCCGGTGGTAAAGGAACCGGTACTGCTGGGGGTGGGGGCGGTGGCGTCGGATTATTTGGAAAAGGAGTAGATGGCGCCGGGGGCAATGCCCCGCCTTCAAGAGCCAACGGTAAATCAGGCCGTACTGGCTCAAGAAATTTACACGATGGCATAGACCTTACCGATCGTGATTCATTTGGATTTAACTATGGCGGCGGTGGTGGTGGTAAAGGGGAATTTATGGGCGCTACTATCGGTCGTAGTATATCAAAACAACACGGGGGTAATGGAGCAGTAAGAATTATATGGGGACCGGGAAGAAGCTTCCCCGATAACGCGAGATAAATATGAGCCAGAAAAACTATATAAAAACTTCTACTATACCAGAATATAGCGATATACCGTCTAGCCAAGTCTTTAATTTTTCTGGATTTTTATTTTACGTAGATGGGTGGTCTTGGGATAATATAGAGGGGGAGTCTAATCTCGACTATCCCGGTATTTTAGACGAGGTTAGTAGTGTTAGTGTCTCGAATCCATATGAAGCGATAAGATCAACTATTTTAAACCGGCCAACGAGCAGAACTGATCCCCGGGCATGGAGACCTAACGTAGAGTTTTATTGGATGGCCGCGGCTTGCCGAAGATACCAAATATATAGCTCCTGGCGAGAGAGATACAGAGAAAATATAACCCCTAGATTTTTAGATAGCTATACAGATAATGCGCTTGGAAAATCTCCACTGGCTGATGGTAACCTAACATGGACAGCATGGTCTGGCGATATCCAATCATTTACCCCTTCTCCAAACGGGGTCTTAAAAGAGGGCAGCTATATATTTGCTAAAAATTTAGATATACAACAATATACTCCTGTCTCTATTGAAAATAGCTCAAAAGATATAAAATTTGATAAAGGATACGGGGAAATAATATCAAAAAACTATATTACTAATTACTATAACCCTATTGAAGTATATAACTTTGATTTATTTTCTCTAAAGGATGGCTGGTATGGGGTAGTGTCTCTCGATAGTACGCCATATGTTATAGAGCCATTAGTTGGTATTACGTTTGATACATTCATTAAGATAGAATCTAACAAAATTATCGATTTCCACGGTAATTACCAGCTGCTGGGCGCGTCTGAGTATGGTAATAAGAAGAGAACGTTTATAAGTAGATAGAATGTATGTCTTCGAATATCCCAACTATTAATGATCTACCTATAACTCAAGATTTTAAATCTGGGGATAAGATAATAATATATAGATATCCCTTGCCAGTTGATATTAGAAATGAATTTACATATTTCCCAGAAGTCGCCGACTTTGATCGAATATTTATAAAAACTGATCAGATTACATTTCGGGGAGATTTATCCACTGATTCAAATCAGGTTTCGCAAATTTTAAATTTAGCTAAAAGCGAGTATATTAAATTAGTTAATAACGTTAATAGCCTATCAAGCAAAAGGCCCGTTTCATACATATCTGATACGACAGATATTTCTACGGATACTCAATCTGCTAGCTCTTCCATTTATACCCAACCCATTAAGGGTACGAATAAAAAAATTACAGGCAAAAATAATCTTATACTTACAAATAATTTCTCAATTAATCAAAATAATGCGGCCCTTTCCGCTATAGATCAAAATAGCTGTGATGGTAATAACGTTATTATAGATAAAGGGGTCATTAATTTGCCTAAAGGTACATATAAAATAGGAGCTAGTATTACCCTATCTCCTGAAATTCAAGAGGATGTTAGTGATTATCAAAAATATACTTCTCTAGATCAGATATCTACATTACGAGAAAAAGATTTATTAAATTCCCTTAAAGAGTCGGGAGTTAATCCCGCATACGATTATGCGCTACCCTTGTTTGGTATAAATCTTAATACTCTTAGTGGGTACGGTCTTTTAGATCGAGATGGATTAGAAACTCCCATTGAGCAATCAGATATTGTAAGTCTCGCAAAAAAACAACAACAAGTATGGTCATATTTATCGTTTGATAGACTCACCTCTCCAGAGAAAACTATATTAAATGGTACGGGATGTACAACATTTAATGTTGTCGGAGGAAGCATCACTCTCGATCTCAACGGGTATTTTTATAATGAGACCATACAGCAGTATGGATTAAGGGTGCATGCTCTCGGGGAACTATGCCCAGGTATTATTAGTAATACATACAATCAAGACACCACTAATGATCAAATAGATCGAATAAAGTTGAGGGTTAGCGATTTTTTTAATAGAACTAAATTTACCCAAACTCGAATAACAATCGAAAAAATATCAGATATAGATGCTCTGTCACCAAAAATAGACTCTCCATTGAGATCCCTACAGCCTATTAATATTCTGCACGTACCATTAATATATGAGGCAGGATGGGTAAATAAGTTGCGAGCTCCGAATACTAATAGCATACCCTTCAATAGAACTACAATCGAAAAGTTACCTTTTGAATACCGAGCGGGGGTCGGGGATTATTTAGGAGAATTTAAATGTTATATTACCGAGCCTGGATCCTATCAAGGGTATGCTAAAGTCGGTGATAGTGTTAGATATATTAGTCAGATACCCGATCGAGATGGGAATGTAAGTAGATATTCTAGTCGTTATGATATTAGAGATCCAAGCTTGAGTATACTCGATCCCGGCTGGTACGGTCTAGTGTCAGATATAAAAAAGCAGGTAAATGATTTCTATAATACCATCTTTAGAGTAGATGCAAACGGTGTAATCACTCGCAGATGGATTATATCTACAACAAAAAAATGCCCCCCGGTGCCTGTATATATACAGGAAGAGTCTGGGTTTGGCGATAGTTTATTTGCCCCTACATTATCAGCATCTCCAGTATTCCTCCCGACCGGATCTATAGTTCCTTATGCGGGTATTACATCTCCAGATGGATGGCTTCTTTGTGACGGATCTGTTAAAAATATATCTGATTACCCAGATCTATCTAATATAATACGGGCTCAATTTGGACCTATAACTAGTACTACATTTACTCTTCCAGATTTAAGAGGTCGGGTTGTAGCTGGAGTTGATAATATGGATAATATTATTGGGATTGGAGGCGGTGCTGCTGAGCGATTAAGTTATACATCTATTGGATCTACAGCCGGCTCTGAATCTCACTTAATAACTTCATCTCAAATAGGTATACCTCAGCACGAGCATTATACATACGCGGGGATTAATGATGTAGCACGAAACACTGGCCAGCAAGATAGGTTAACTCGACTTGCAGGCCCTGGAGGCGCGAGTGTAGGTAGAGCAAGTATTGTATCAGAAGATGCGACTGTACCGCATAATAACGTTCAACCGACAATAATCTTAAACTATATTATTAAAACCTAATA